TTTTCTTCTTTTTTTTAAACGCATCAACCTCTTCATCACTCGGGTTGATACAGATGACTTCTTCCGTGGCCTCATCAACACCAATAAACGGATGTGGGAGGTCGTCAGGATCGCCGCCATTGCCCATGCATGGATGATCCGGTGCGAAGTAGGTCTGCTTAACCTCTTTTGTTTTCTTATCTCTTAAAATAAAGAACCAGTTTGTTTCACCGGATGATGTTACATAGCGTTGCAGCGCAGAAGGCACATAAGAGGCATAAATACTTTCAAGAGTAATAAGCGTCGCATAACCGCCGAAACTTACTGTTTCTTTCCACTTCGCCCAATAAAGTTGGGGATAAAACCCATACTGGCCGCCGGGGAGTGTCTTAGTTCCTTCCCCTGATACTTCACCGTAGGACGTTTTGAGTTTGGTTTGAGAGATTGCGGACGCGGCCATCTTTGCTTCTGTGACGTGACCAGCATAAATATTCTCTGTCTTTACCGCATTGTCGGCAAGTTTAGCATTGGTTACGGCATCGTTGGCAAGTTTCGCAGTGGTGATGGACAGGTCAGCAGGTACACCAAGTCTTGAGTCATTCCCCGCGCAAGCCTGTGTCGCCCCTGTGCCTAGTGTCCTTAATGATGGAGTAGCAGCAGCAGCGTCCTTAATTGCTGAACTGATCATCGCGCCGGTTATTTCATTACTCAAATTTGCAATCACAGGCTTGTTGTTTGCGAAATCCCATACACTCTGCCATGCGTTATTCGCCTCGTTCCTTAACTTTAAGATATTCGCAGTGGTATCAAACCACCACATTCCAGCCACGGTGTTTGCTGGCTCCGTCGCCCCGGAAAAGGCTGACTTCAACGCGGCAAAGTTATCTTCAAACGCCTGTAAATCTGTTGTTGCGGTATGCGCTGAACCGTAACAGTCATCAACATAAGTCTGTGACATATCTTTCTCCTATCCTTTCGTTGCCCCTGCTTTAGACAGGATGGCTTCTATTGCTTGTTTTTTTGCTTCCAACGTACTGTTTGCTGTATCGCACTTCGCCAGCCTCGCCTTGATTTCCGTTTCAAACTTTTCGTCATAGGGGAGGCAGTGCTTTTCAATTATCTTGCCCTCATCGTTAAGAAACTGGACGTAAACGTAATCAATTCCTTTCGTTGTAACTATCGTATCAATTACATATTTCATGATGCGTAAGCCTTCATATTAAGGTTTTTAACGTATAGATTTGCGTCAAGCACCGGGTCTGTAATATAGACCAGTACCTTGACATATCTCGCGCTGACTGTCGGGCTTAACACGGAAGATATTGCGATTGAGTTAGTCGGGGGTGATGTTTCCCCATAATACAAGACCGCGCTCAACGAGTCTGCCGCTTCCATGTCAAATAGGGCTTTCCATGCGTCATCCGTCGCCCAATCAGCCCATGTCTGTGTGCCTACCGTGTTTGCCCATGTCGGCGTTCCAGCGACATAGTAAGTTAAGAAATCACCTTCGATTCTAGCTGTCTTAATTGAACCGAGATCATACTCAACCGACAACCACGAACCGAGTAAATTATCATTGGTATGAGAGCATTTAAGGGCGTTGTCGCTTTCAGGATCAGACAAAACTCTTTCCGTGTTGCTGTGTGATCCCGTCGAGTAGTCCCACGTCCATTCATTCTCTAGGGTTTCAGTAATAGGAGTATAAACCGTGCAGGTCGTTGAACGAGGTGTTGTCCCGTACAGACCGGAAGTATCACAGGTGTTCATCCAGAAGGTGTAAGTTCCAGGTCTAACACCCGGAAGATAAATAATCGCAGATACCGATCTGCCGACCATCGTACCACCGGCCCATGTCGTCCCTGATCGTACCTCATAGAAAGCAATATCAGGGTCATCGGGGGGAGTGGTGTATATTTTAACTGTATTGGCTGTCACCGCAACGAATATGCCGGTTAAACTTGCCGGAGGAGTTGCCGACCTTCCGACAATCGTCTTTGATGCCGTTGCACCATTGGCAAAGACTTGTTTTGATCCGTAAGTGGTACAGGACACAAGCCTGACCATATAGGTTTCGCCTTCTTCCACGGGGTCAAGGGTGTATGAAGTGACGGCCTTTGTCTGGAATACCCAATCACCAGACCCGACCTTTGTATAAACATCAGCATAAGACCATTGCGGATAGACTGAAGCAGACGGCGGTGTAAAAGTGACGTTCAATCTGACATAAGACCGCTTGCGGTAATAATAGACTTCTTCTGTTAAGATGATATCCCCAACGGACGGGATAGGATCAAGAATAGAAGGCAGTGTTGTATCATCCCATGTATAGTCAGATAAATTATAAGTATCGTCATACATGGCCGCTGTTTCTTCCACGGCAATAATAGCCACTTCTCCCGTCTGCGTCGCTGTTGTTTCCATGACCCTGAATAGTTTTAACGCCCAGCCATAAGCGGCAACGGTCACGCGGATAATATCGTAAGGTTCAAGAGCCATGCCCCGCGATCCCATTACAAAGGAAATGGTCTTGTTGTATCGGAGTCGTTCAAGGTTGTAATTGGCAATCTTTTGAGCATCATCAAGGTTGTCAATGCCTCTGACGTAGATTTCCTTTTCCCGGTAATCTCCGTCTGCCGTGATTGCATCTGAATCAGAAAGAACATAATCGTCAATCTGCCATAGCTTTTTCTCGTTGTAGAATTTCATCCTGACGGCGTTTGGAGTCCCGAATATATCCGGCTGGACGATTGCCAAAGTGCTTCTTCCGTTGACCTCAACGATGTCATCTTCGTCAATGTCCATTACGGATGATTCGTAATTAAGGTCTGTGTATTTCATCTTGAAATTCGTGCCGGAGTAAACCACGTCACCTCTGAAACACCCTAGAATCTGCGCGAGGTTGTCCACCACGGAGTTATTCTCTAAAATACATAGATTGCACGTCCATCCCTTTGTTGTGCAATAGGCAGCGGCAGCATTAACCAGTGTGTCATCTATTCTCGCAGAAGCTATTTCCATGCCGCCTCTGCATGACCTTCGTGTCAGGAAGTCCCTTGAGCATATAGCGGGATTGGAGGAAAATGCCGTTGTTTCAGTCGCCGGATCGTAAACCTTCAACCCGTCAACAACGACGGTAATTTCGGGGATGGAAGTAAAGACATCTGGGTTAAACGTCAACCTTACATATATATAAGCCGTGTATCTTAACGGATCAGTCCACGCTGGTATTGCTGAATGAAGCGTTGAATTAACCGTCTGTGTGGATGTTCCAGAAGCAAATTCATAATAAAACGAATCACCGAATGAGGTATAAATCTTGTCGTTAAGGTATATTTGAGGAACGCCGCTAACAACCGCAATCCCTTCAATCGGCCCTTCGCATAGCGTACCGACAATGTGCAAATATTTATTATCAGTTCCGCTTGTTCCGATATATACACGGTTAATGCCAACTCTCTGACGGCCATAGACCAAAGGCAAGGCAACCTGTGAATCAGTCGTGTTGATTAATTGCCCTCTAGCAGATGTTTCTTTTGTTGCCTGTGCTGATGACCCCGCAGAACCAAGCCCACTGCCCGATGATCCACTGGTCAACGCTTGCCCGATCATCGACAACCCCATGCCAACAATAGCCACACCACCGACATAGATTGCACCAGCCAAAACATATGCTGCCGCCACAGCCAGAGCCGCCGCAGTTCCTGATACTCCCGTTCCGACAACCGCCCCTACAATGACCCCTGCCAACCAAGTAGCCCCCGCCCACGCATGAGCGTCTTGCGGGACAAGAACCAAAACTAAAATTAAGCCTGTAATAAATGGAATCACAACCGCCTCGCCATAATGATTTTGGCCTTCCCCGAAATAGCAAAAGCCCTCACGCCACAAAACTCAAAGCAGACCATCGCCTGACCATTCCCAACGTAAATCCCCGGAAAGACATGACCGCGCCGATCTTCTAAAAGGATGTAGTCACCGGCAACCACAAGCGACGGATTGACTTCATTCCCCAATGTCCCCGTAAACTCTTTCAACTTCTCAAAGGTTTCCGGTTTCCCCGAAGGGCATAATTCCTCAAAGTTGTTTAAATTAATTTCTCCATAACTTGACGGGAAATTCTTACCTAAAGCGTTTAAAACGGCATGGCAGAAACCCAGACACGAATAGCCGTTTTCAGGATCGTTATGTTTATGACTTGCGGGTTTCATGGCGAAGTCACCAATGATTTCAGCAAATGTCTTTTTTCTCATTGGCCGCCCCACTTGATTTCCGTTCCTGTAATGGAAGGCAAAAACCGAAACCCTCCGTAATTAAGGCTGTTCCCCAACACAGAACATCTTTGATAGCTCTGATTACACCAGGTTTCTTGCCCTGCATAAGCACATTCAACCCCTTTAAATGCCCAGGGACATGATGAAGATTGAGTCCTCAATGTCTTTTTTGACCACAATACAAATTCATTCTGGATAGTGATGGTTGCCTTTGAATCCTCTGAAAGCTCCCATCCACCGATGATGCCACGCATAAATTCTTCCGTGACAATCTCCGTTACTCCGGCTGTTTCCGTGACGGCCCCAATATACAACTTGACAACCTTGTTCCTTACGTCCTCACCTAATAGGATCGCGCTCATGGTCTTGTCAGTGTCATCAATTACAATATCAATGGAAGATGCAGACATCCCCGAAGTAGCGTTAATGTTGTCAAAGGTGAACGTGCGCGGCAGAAAAGGGTTGCCGTCAGCATCGTAAATAGTCTCTTCCGTTTCGTTGTATCTATAAGTCGCAGACGAAAAGACAAATTCAACCATCGCAAAAAAGCGCAAATACTCTTTTTGCAGTTCGGCAGAGATGTCGGAATTAATGATCCTCATATATGCGATAACCCTTTAAGTTTAATTCCCGTCCGGTACAAGGCCGCTGTAAAAGCAGACCTTGAAAGTTCTTCCTGAAAGCGACACCTGATCCTTAAATATCCTGTAAAGTCACAGGTGATAAGGGCATTGGCATCCGGTGCGGTTAAGAAATTAACCCTGTCCGATGATCCAGCTCCACCACCAGTTAATAATGTGTATTCCTCCGGCCCTTCCCTGATGATCGTGTCATCATCTTCTGTGATAAGACCGCTTTCATCTTCCAGAAGGATGCCACTGACGCCTGTCGCCCGTAATGCAACACCGCTCACATAGATTTGTACGTTCGACGTGGACTTGCCGGGGATGTCAAATGTCGTGGTTGTGCCGTCACCGATTCCAAGATAACATCCGCTCCATGTCGTGCTTTCCAATGAGTAAAAATAAAACGGTTCAAATGTCCCTTTACGCGCCTGATAGAAGTTCCAGAGCGTCTGCATCTGCGCCATTGTCAGAACCGAATAAGTCAGCGTCACGTCATACTTGGGATATAGGTTCTTCTGCCTTCTTTGTTCCTTCCCTGAATCGAACGCCGAAATAGTGGTGTTCCAGTTGATTCGTATGTCATATGGCCAATTTGGAACGGGCGTTGTAGGATAGACTTCGCTCATTTCAGCAACTTCCTCATGTCGTTACGGGTTTTATTAGACTTCATGCCACTCATGACCGGCCCGATCAATGCAGACGGATTCCTTTTGCAAAGTTCGGCAAAGGACTTCGCGTCAACGGCGTTTATATTAATGGTGTATTGATTGAGGTTCGCGCTGTCGCCGGACTTTTCCTGTTTCTGACCGGCCTTGCTTTTCGGGATTACTTCCTCTCCCTTCTGTAAAATTGCAGGGTATTCGTCAGCAGACAGACCGTTATGTAAGCGAGGCGCCCCGGCAAAGGCATAAGCGGGCATCATTACCCCTGTCGTGTTTTCTCCGACAATGCCGCCGCCATGAAACAGACCGCCGATGATTGCCCCTATTCCGCTTGCAACAGCGCTGGCTCCTGTCTTAATAGCTTCCATGTCGGCAATAGAGATCATCCACTTGACGACCATTTCAGCGCACATATCCGTGAACTTTTTAAGGATGCTGTCAAAGATAGAACCAAAAACATCAGCAATCGTGACGGACTCACCTTTGATGAGTTTATAAAACCCATCGCTTAAACTGGTTTTCATGGCCTTTGCTGTTTCCTCAGCCATGTCTTGAGCGTTTTCAAACTCTGACTTCGTTTCGTTTTTCCATTTAAGGATTCCTGTTGACCAACCCTCAAAGAACGTGCCTGTGTATTTTTTGGCTTCCACGTCCTCAATGTCTTTAAGGCCGCTTATTTCCATCTGAAGCAGTCTTTGCTTTTTCTTGATTTCAAGGATTTCCTTTTCCCTGTTGACATCGTTTTTCTTCGCCTCTGCATAAAGCAGTTCCGCGTCCAGTTTCTTCATGTCAAGATCAAGGTTCTTGCGCTTGGCTTCGTATTCAGTTCTTAAATCCTCAAGGGGAGTCGTCACACCGTATTCCGACTTCGCATCATAAAGCGCCTTTGCAAGTTCAATGGATTTCTTGTCAAGTTCTGACTGATTCTCTGCGGCAGCCTTCTTCAGTTCGAGGGCGTTGAGTTCCTGTTGCTTGATGATTTCGGTTCTCTGGATAGAGTATTTACGGAAATCCTCGTTGTAATCCGCTTCGATTGCAGACAGTTTCTCTTTGTTGCCTCCGGCCAAAGCCTTTTCGGTCACATAATAGGTTTCAAGGGCGGCCTGTTGTTTGGTCAATGCATCGAGTTTTGCTTGCAGAACATCCTTGCCAGCGAGTATTTCCATTTTCGCCGCGTGTTCCGCTGCGTTAATAGCATCCTTATAGGTGTCTTTGGCTATGTTGGATAAGGAATTGTCCGCGCCACCGCCACCTTTCCCGGTAGTGGTTGCTGATGAAGGAGAAACAACGGTCTTTGCCATCGCGGTTGCAAAATCTTTCGCGGGGGCTATCATCGCGGCAAAGTTTTCTTTTGATTTACCGAATAAGTCGGCGGCGGCTCCACCGGCAGCATCAGCCTGTGTTGCCCAATAAGCCGCATCTCTTTTAGCTGCGGCTCCCCCCAACGAGTTATCAAAGGTAACAAGATCGAGAAGTGTGTTTGCCCCCTGCGCAATTTTGAATATCCCCTGTGATATTTTTAATGCTGCTGCGGCAACCATCTGAAACACGCCATATAAACCCAACCCAGCGCGAATCAATCCCTGACCCATAAGTAATTGAAGTTCCTCTAGGGTCACTTTCAGCCTATCCATCTTGTCCCGTGTTGTGTCGGTCTGCTCACCCATCCTCTTAATGAGTTCGTCACCGGCCTTGATGGATGCGTTAAGAAACGCCTGTTTCCTTTGTGTGTCGTTAAGTTTTTCTGCGGTAGTTCCTAACTCACGCGCATATTCCTCGTTTGCTTTAGCAACATCAATAATAATGCCGAGGTTATCCAGTTTTAACTTACTCGACCTTGCGACAGCTAAACTGATGTCATCGAACGCCTGTGTGACTGACTGACCTGTAACTCTGGTTGTCGCTCTTGCGATTTCCATGAGTTTTACAATCTTTTCCGGGTCAATGCCCATCATCATGGCAGTTCCGGCCTTATTCACCAGCGTCATACTATTAACGGTTCCGTCAGAAACCTTTTTTAAACTTTCGAGTATCTTCTCCCCGTTTGCCTCATAGGAGGCAGCAAGGTTAGCAAAACCGATCTTCTGCTGTTCAAAGTTCGCGGCTTTCTCGGCAATGTCCCAGGCCCTGCTTACGGCAAAATATGCTGCGGTTACTGCGGCAGTAGCCGCCAGCCAGTTCTTTTTCCACTTCTCGATGAATCCGGCTTGCACACCATACTGCGCCTCGTCTATGGCCTTGATCTTGGCAGCCGCCGCTTCCTTCGCCCTTCTGATTTCGTCGTGCGATGACAAATGAGATTTCTTAATGGCGTCAAGATGGTTTTGGATGTTCTTTCTCATGGCGTTATACATTTCATCGGTCTTTGTCCCGACGATCTTAAACGCCTTGTTGATGTCGGCAGAGTTCTTCTCCGCGCCGGCAAGGATTTCCTTTTGCGCCTTCGTGTATTTCGTGGCGTCAAGCGAAAGCTCAACGTACATTTGGCCAACTGGTTTTCCTTCAGCCATTATCTGCCCTCAACGATTGCCCGAATCTTCTCATATGATTCATGGATTGCCTGACGCATAAAAGGTTTTGCCCCGCCCTTCCAAGCGCCGCGTCCATACTCCATTTGTGTTGCCCACCACGTCTTGTCGTTTCCCGCGATAACAAGGATGTTATCAACGCCTTTCCTTTCAGTTACGCGGATGGTGTTCCTCATTGCCCCAGGTGTCCGTTCAGTCCAATACTTCCCGACTGCCGGACGAGTAATCGTGCCGACAACGCACTTCGCCCTTGCTGCGTCGCGGATTGCTTCAGCGGCCTTTTTAATTCGTGCCATTCCAGCCGCCTTAAACTCGCCGTCATACTTCTGAAGGTTCCAATCAATTCTGCTCATCTCGCCTCTTGCTCAGGTAATGTCGAAAAGTCTTTGTGACCTTCTCCATGCACTCGCGCTGATCCTTAACGCCGTATAAGTCCATGACGGTCTTGACTGTTTGCAAGTTGATGTCAATGATTTCACCCATTCCCGCTGTGATGACCTGATTCCGGCACATGATGTATATCGTCCCCGCATCCTGGTTCTCTTCTAAAAGATCAACACGGCAGTTCTCGCATCTTGCTTCGCTCCACGGTTCAAAGTTAATCGTCGTTGCCCTGCAAGCCTCGCAGTGTGGAGCTTGGGTGGAAAGCCACTCCACCCATTCAATTAGTTTTTTTCAGATGCTTCCTTGTTCTCAACCATCGCGCCGGACAGGATTTCCAGACAACGATTCGCAAACCTCAGAAACTCCATCGAGCCTTTAATAAGCAGATATTTATTCTCTGCCGTTGGAGGAATAGGTTTCCCTTGCGGATCTGTGATGTTCCAATCAGAAATGATCTCATCCCAAAAGGCCATTCTCTCAGCCTTTTCCTGTTCCGGTGTCTGTTCGTAAGTGGTGATAAGTTCCATCTTCTTTGAGGACGGATTCATAACAGGGGTGTTAACTTTCTTCCCTTTGAACTTCTCTGAAATTTCCCTGTTCCTGTCCGGGTCCATCCGCCGAAAACAAATCTTCTCCGTTGTTGAAGGTTCTCCCCACGTCACCTCGCCAGTTAAAGGATCAACTTTAGATTCCTGATATGGAAACCACTCACCGATGCCTAATTTGGATATGTCAAACATTCCTTGCCTTGCCTTTCTGTGCGATTACGCACCTGCTGTTAAGCACCACGGCCCAGTGCATTTACCCGAAAAAGAAATCGTTCCGAGTCCAGATTTATCCATTCCGATAGGAACTGCTGTCAGATACATTCCAGCCGCCGCAAGCCCCCCTGATCCCGTTGTCACGTTAGGAGTCCAGTAACTTGTGTTATCCACATACAGACGGATATTAGCGATCTTGCTATTGTTCAGCATTGCACTGACAAGGATGCCCTGCCCCGTTGTGTCTGCCGGATCATACAAGCCCGCAAATTCAACCGTGCCGTAATCCAAAAGGCCGGTCATGTACTGTTTTGCGGTGTCACCAAACGACGTTGATTCAAGCTGGTCAACCGTGATACCATTCAACTTCCACGACCCCATGCCGACAACGGTTGAGGCTCCTAAAGTCACCTTTCCTTTATTCCCTGCTAAAAATGCCATTTCCAAATCCTCCTTGTGTTTAGGGCAACAAAAAATGGCTACCGAGAGATTGGGCTCCCAATAGCCATTTCTTGTTCTTGCGTCACCATTGGATGATCAGTCCGCCGGCAAACCCTAAATTTTAAATTAAGTTACTTTTCTCCTTTTGACGCTTTGCAAATTCCTGTCCTAATCTGTAAAGTTCCCACGTTGCCTGATCCACGGTCATCTTTGTCAGATGCCCAACCTTGATTGCCGTATCAACATATATTTTATATCCGGCTTTTCGTAAGTCATGGCAGAAGCCAATGTCTTCACCTATCTCGCCACCTTCCACGGTCTTTCTGAATCTAAACCACGGATCAGGAATCCTTGTAAAAACTTCCGTGTCATACAGGACACACCCCGTTCCGGTTGCGTCAACTTCCACAAGTTCGCCCTCTGTCCATTCCGTGACCGTCGAATACTTGGTTATCTCGCCCCTTAACATTAGTGGATCGAAGGGAGGATAACGCCTAAAGAGTAGGCATCCAACCACAGGCAACCGATGAGATAGTAAGCGTGTTATCGTGTCCACAGGATAAACCTGATCCGTGTCCATCAATATCAAATGGGTGCATCCTTGTAATAAGGCATCCCTGACAATGTTATTTCGCATTTCCTCAATCGGCCCGAATGAACTTCTCAAAAATACATAGTCCGGTTTCTCCATGCAGATGAAGGAATCAAAGAACGCCGATGGAACCATCGGAAAATTATTCGGAATCCCTATTCCTAGCTTTAAATTACTTATTCTCACTTGACCGCCTTTCCTATAACGTGCGTATGGATCACGTTTAAATTCTTGTCTGTGATAATGTCCTCTATTTCGGTAATAGTGAAATTCGCTTCAATGCCGTACATATCCCGAACCTTTTGATTTGAGTAATACAGCCATGAATTTCTATTCCAAAAACTCAAATGTGTCGGGTCTTGAAATGCGCCCCTTCCGTCCGTTGAAGGAGTTGACGATTCAAACACCCCCCCAGGTTTTAACACTCTCCATATCTCTGTAATAACGCCGATGGTTTCCCCTAAAGGGATATGCTCAAGGAAGTCATAAGCCCTGACTTCATCAACTGAACTATCCGCAAAAGGTAAGCCTTCCAGAACGTCAGCAACTAAATCCGGCTTTACCTCCGGCCTCATGTCGATGTTGACGTACCCCTCTTTGTGGGCATATCCGCATCCGAGATTTAATTTTATAAAATCCCCAACGTAAAAAGCACTTGTCTGTTTATTCCAAAAGTCCTTTCCCCACTTATCCACAAGATGTTTGTCACAGTCCCTGCAAATCTTTCCGTAGTCAATTTGCTTGTCATCTTGCATCTGCCGGAAAGTCTGACTGCCCTCATGGTGAACGTAAACGCCCCTTGCCACTCCGATTCTGTGACCGGCTTGTTTTGCCCTGAAGCAGAAGTCAATCTCTTCCCCGGAACACGGCCACATTGATTCGTCAAACTCGCCTATCTCATCAAAGAGGGATTTCGGGAATACCATCAGAAAACCAATGACAAATGAAACGTCGTCAATGATCCCGGCGAATGAGTCTGCCGCCTGTTTCGCAACCTCGTTCAGTTCGTTAATGTTTTCATAAATCGGAGCTGCTACCTTCTG